GTCAGCTATGTATCAACAAAAACCCTTTATTAAAGGAGGAAAAGTATTTAAAGACCCAGTATTTTATGAAGAAATACCTGATGGAGGTAAAACAATTATTGCAGTTGATTTTGCTTATTCTACAAAAACATATTCTGATTTTTCTGTTGCTGGTGTTGCTAAAATATATGATGATAAAATTTATATTCTTGATGTATGGAGAGGACAAGTAGAAGCTACTCATTTTGCTAGTGTTATCAAAGGTTATCAAGAAACTTATGAATCACCCATATATGCATATATTGGAGGTACAGAAAAAGGTATCGTAGATTTCATGGTAAAAGAACATAACTTGAATATAATATCAAGACCTGCTAGAAACGATAAGTTTGTAAGAGCACAACCTGTTGCATCTGCCTGGAATGATGGTAGAATACTTATTCCGAAGAATAAAAGTTTTACTAATATGTTCTTACAGGAGATTATGAGTTTTACAGGAGTAAGTGATTTACATGATGACCAAGTTGATGTTTTATCTACATTATATGATAACTTACAAACAACAAAGAAACCTTTATGGAGAGTTACATAGATGGCAACAATAATAGATAATATCAAAAATATTTTTGGTACAGACAAAAAAGAAACAGAAAAGAAAGAAGCTCCAGTTATTTATTACAATAGTTTAGGAACAGATGTTACATATAAAGCTAGATATGATCAATTAGCAGAAGAAGGTTATCAACAAAACGCAATAGTATATAGATGTATTAATGAAATTGCAAACAGTGCAAGTAGAGTAGAATTAAATTTATTTAGAGGTGATCAAGAATTAGATAAACACCCATTATTAGATTTACTATATAATCCTAGTCCAATGTGTTCTAGTGTAGAATTTTTCCAAGCACTATATGCGTACTTACAAATTTCAGGAAACAGTTATGTTCTTTCAGTTGGTGGAGATAGAACACCTCCTACAGAATTATATAATTTAAGACCAGATAGAATAAAGATACAAGCAGGTTCAAGAGCTATGCCGATGGCTTATGAATATATTATAGGTGGTCAAACAGTAGAAAGTTATGCTGTGGACCAAGCAACAGGTAACTCAAAAATCAAACATATAAAACTATTTAATCCATTAGATGATTTTTATGGAATGTCACCAATCATGTCAGCAAGTATTGACATTGATCAACATAACCTTGCAAACAAACATAATGTAAATCTTTTACAAAATGGTGCAAGACCAAGTGGTGCAGTTGTATTTAAACCTAAAGATGAAACAGGTGCACAAATGCAATTAAGTGATGTACAAAGAAGTCAATTAGTAAATGATATAAACCAAAGATTTTCAGGTTCAGGTAATGCTGGGAAACCGATGTTGTTAGAGGGTGATTTTGATTGGAAAGAAATGGGACTATCACCAAAAGATATGGACTTTACACAATTAAAACATATGTCAGCAAAAGATATTGCGTTGGTTTATGGTGTACCAAGTCAGATTATTGGAATACCTGATTCACAAACTTATTCTAATTTTGCAGAAGCTAAACTTGCTCTTTATAATGAAACAATCATTCCATTATTAGACAGGGTACAATCAGATTTAAACGAATGGTTATCACCTCAATTTGGTGAAGATTTAGAATTAAGATATAATATAGACTCAATACCAGCTATGGCAGAACAAAGAAAAAGAGTATTTGAATCTGTTACACAAGGGGTACAAAATGGTATTCTTACAAGAAATGAAGCTAGAGAACAGATGGGTTATGAACCATTAGATGGTGCAGATAGTTTACTTGTACCAGCAAACTTAATGCCTTTAAATATAGCAGGTGATGAAGAAACACCAAAAGATGAGCCTGATACCAATCCAATGGAAGATGAACAAGAAGAACAACAATTACAACAGGAAGAACAGGAACAAGTACAAATTGAAAACGAAATGGAAAGAACCGAAGAAGAATTAGATGAAGTAATAAAAGCAGAAAGCGATATTGATACAGTACCAACAGATGGTATGGTTACAGAAGCTAAAAGAGGTTTAGAGTGGAGAAAAGAGTTTGGTAGAGGTGGTACAATTATAGGTGCAACTAGAGCAAATCAAATAGTAAACAAAACGAAACTATCTCCAAGAACAGTAAGAAGAATGAATAGTTTTTTTGCTAGACATGAGGTAGATAAAAGAGCAGAGGGTTTTAGACCTGGTGAAAAAGGTTACCCATCCAATGGTAGAATAGCATGGTCATTATGGGGTGGTGATGCTGGTCAAACATGGGCAAAGAAAAAATCAGCACAACTAGATAGAGAAAGAGGTAAGTTTCTAGAGGAAGGTGTAATAGAAGAAAAGCAAGTTACAGCCGCAGTTAAAAAAGGATTACAAAATAAAGTAGATAAACATAATGAAAAGCATGGTGATAAAAAAGGTAAAAGAGTTACTTTAAGAATGCTTACTGCTGTATTTAAAAGAGGTATAGGTGCATACAGAACTAACCCTCAAAGTGTAAGACCAAGTGTAAGATCAGAAGAACAATGGGCATATGCTAGAGTAAATGCGTTTTTATATGCTGTTAGAACAGGAAGATTTAGAAGTGGTAAATTTGACCTAGACTTATTACCAAGTGGACATCCACTCGCAACATAGGAGTACAAGTGTCAAAATTAAAAGAACTAACATCAAGACTTTTTATAGAAAAAGATGATGATGACAACCATGAAGTAGTCATCAGAGTTGGTCCTGTAATAAATGAAATGGAAGCTGTAAATATAGCATCATATATTTATGTAACACAAAATTTAGATGTAGCTGAAATATTAAAACCAATTAACACGACAATACATTAATGATTTATAATGCAAGACAACTTAAAATATTTAAGAATGTAAAAAGACGAGAATGGACAAGACAAAATAGATTAAGAGAACCATATATCAAACAGTTTACTGGTAGATTAAAAAATTATTTTAACAATTTGGGAAATGGATTAGCTGAAGATTTTAGCTTTGGTTCAACAATTATGTTAGAAATAAGACAAAACAATTCATTTAATGAGTTAATAAATATATTTAAAATACAATACAGAATAGTTGCAAATGCTTTTAAAAACGAAATGCTAAACAGGGAACAGAATGTAAAAGATTTTGAAAGTGATTTTGAATTAGAATTAGAGAGATATATCAATGATAATGTAGCAACATTAGTTGTAGGTATAAATGATGGTACAAGAGCAAAAATACAGAATGTTATAAATAATAGTTTAGGTGCTGGTGAAAGTATAAATTCTACTGGTAATGAATTAAGAAATGCTATAATAGGAATGGGTGTACTTCGTGCTAATTTAATTGCAAGAACTGAAGTACATAGAACTGCTAGTTTTGCTAACGAAATGGTTGCTGAAAACATGGGTATAGCAGGTACTAGAAAAGAATGGGTTGCAGTAGCTGATGGTAGAACAAGAGCCACTCATATACAAGCAACAGGGCAACAAGTAGGTTTAGAAGAACCTTTTATTGTAGGTGGTGATCGGTTAAAATATCCAGGAGATCCAGCAGGTTCTCCAGGAGAAACTATAAATTGTCGTTGTGTATCTATTTACACGACGCCAGATTTCTTGTAGAGGTAGTATTATGGAATTAATAATAGGAATTATAATTGGAATCATTCTATGTAAATCAAATGATAAATATGGATGGTTTGACAATTGTTGTAATAAAATTATGAAAAAAGTTAAGGGTAAATAATGCCTTTAGTAAAACCAAGAGATAAAGAAAAACGAGAGGATTTTATGAGTAGATGTATGTCAGATGATAAGACTACTTCTGAATATCCAAAAGCTACTCAAAGACTAGCTGTTTGTAGCTCTCAATATGAAAATAGTAAAAAGGAGAAATATACAATGAGTGACATAGAAAAGATGGGCGAAGCTATAAAAAATTTAACAGATATTATTTCAGCAAAAGAAAAAAAACCAAAAGATGAAATGATGAAAGAAGCAAGAGCTGAAGATCAATTTAACAATGAACAAGATGCATTAGATAAAGCAAAAGAGATTGGGTGTGTAGGAACTCATACAATGGATAAAGATGGTAAAACAATTTATATGCCTTGTAGAACACACGATGCTTATGAAGAAATTTTAAATGAAATGGATAAAGGTTCAGGTATGTATGGTGATGATGATGAAGAAGATGAAGATAAATATTCATCATCTTATAAAAAACCAAAAAAGAAAAAACCAATGAAAAGTGTATGTGTGTGTGAAGTAGATGGTTCATGTCAATGTGATACTGAAATTAAAAAATTAACTTTTCATTCAGAAGTAAAAGCTATTAACGACAAAGGTACATTTACAGGTTATGGTTCTATATTTGGTAATGAAGATCAAGGTTCTGATATTATGCAAAAAGGTGCATTCACAAAATCATTAGAACAAAGACCAGCTTCTAAAGTTAAGTTGTTATATCAACATAAAACAGATGAACCAATTGGTGTATTTGAAAATATGTATGAAGATGAAAAAGGTTTATTTGTTAAAGGTAGATTAGCAATGGGAACACAAAAAGGTAGAGAAGCATATGAATTATTAAAGATGGGTGCTTTAGATGGAATGTCTATAGGATTTAGAGCTGACCCTGATAAACAAGGATACAACGAAAATAAGAGAGGAACAAGAACTCTTAAAGAAGTTGATCTAATGGAAATAAGTTTAGTTACATTTCCAATGAATGAACGAGCTTTAATTGAAACAGTTAAAGCAAGTCAAAAAAGTATTCGAGAGTGGGAAAAAATCTTGCGAGATGCAGGAGGTCTTTCTCGGACAGAGGCGAAGATTGGTGCAAAAGCATTATCGGAATCTTTATCACAGCGAGATGCTGGTGATGACAACAAACAGTTAGCAACTTTAATTCATAAAGTAGCTGACATACTTAAACAATAAAACAAAGAGGAAACAATTATGGATAATAATGAAGTAAAGTCTGCTGTTGAAACTCTTGGTAAAACTTTTGAGTCTTTCAAAGAAACTAACGATGAAAGATTAAAACAGATTGAAGCTAAAGGTAGCTCTGATCCAATTACAGAAAACAAATTATCTAAAATAGAAAAAGATTTAGATAAAGTTGCTGATATGGAAAAGTCTATGAAAGCACAAGCTGAATACCAAAAAGCTAGTCAAGAGCAAATGGCAAGATTAGAAACTATTATATCAAGACCTGACTTTGGAAAAGGTTCTCCAGTAGAATCAAAACAAAGACAAGTGTTTGATAAATGGATGAGAAAAGGTAAAGAAAACCTAACACCTGACGAAGTTAAAGTTTTAACTGTGTCTAATGACAATACTGCTGGATATTTAGCTCCACCTGAATATGTGAGAGAAATTATCAAAGGTATTATTGAATTTAGTCCAGTAAGATCAGTAGCTAGAGTTAGAACAACTGGTCAAAGAAGTGTACAAGTTCCAAAAAGAACAGGTACTTTCTCTGCACAATGGGTAGCTGAACAAGGTACTAGATCAGAAACTACAGGATATGCTGTTGGTTTGGAAGAAATTCCAGCACACGAAGTATATGCTTTAGTAGATATTTCTGAACAAGAACTTGAAGATTCAGTTTTCAATTTAGAAGCAGAAATGAATGCAGAATTTGTTGAGCAATTTGCAAAAGCAGAAGGTAATGCGTTTATTTCAGGTGACTCTATTGGAAAACCTCAAGGTTTAATAACTAACGCAGGTAACAATATAACTACAGCAACTAATGATGCACTTGGTGCAGATGATTTAATTGGTGCAGCACATAATATTAAATCCGAGTACATGAGAAATGCTTCTTGGATGTTTAATAGATCAACACTTTCAGCAATTAGAAAACTGAAAGATGGTGCAAACCAATATCTATTCCAACCAGGCATCTATCAAATGGGTGTAGGTTCAAGTTTACTTGGACACCCTATTGTAGAAGCATCTGACTTAGCTGATATTGCTGATGGAACTAAACCAGTTCTTTTTGGTGACTTCAGAAGAGGTTATATGATTATAGATAGAGTAGCTCTTTCAATTATGAGAGATCCATTCACACAAGCGTCATCAGGCAATGTAAGATATGTTGCTAGAAGACGAGTTGGTGGACAAGTTATCTTACCTGAAGCAATAACAACAATTACTATTCAGTAATTATAACTTATAGGAGAAGATAAAATGGCAATATATGATGGAAAAAGTAGCATTAAGATTGATGAATCTTTAAATGCTATCGTTAAAGATGCTGACACTAATTGTACAGGTGTTGACTCTCAAGGCTTTTCTTCAGTAACTCATGTAGTTAATGTTGGAGCTAATGGAATCACATTCAGTACAACTCACAAAGTTGAAATAGAATTAGAACATTCTGACGACAATGTGACTTTCACAGATGTAACATCTAACACAGATGTAGTCGGTGGAACAGTTGGTACAAATGGTCTATGGCAAACTATTGATGCTGATGGCGACTGTAATGCAGTTTACGCAATCGGTTATGTAGGTGGCAAAAGATACTCTAGAGTTGTTTTAAACTTTAGTGGTACTCATGGAACAGGTACAATATTTGGTGTAGTTGGAGTTAAAGGAAGACCTCTTTCAGGTCCTACTGCTTCACAAGCAAACCAATAATTAAATTGATTTTGTGGGCGATGTAAAAGTCGCCCATGAATAAAACAAAATTTTAAGGAGAACATTATGAAAATAAAAATGAAAGTAGATCATGTAGCAAAAGCTGACGATTTAGGTGCTTCAAGCATGGTGTATAAGAAAGACCAAGAATATACTTTTGAAACAGAGTGGCAAATGAAAATGGCTTCAAAGTGGATTAATAGTGGTAAAGCAGAGAAATCAGGTTCTAAAATTGAAAAGACAATAGTAAAACCAGCAGAAACAAAAGTAAAAAAGATTCTTAAAAAAGTAATGGGTAAAAAGAAAAAGTAATTTAATTTGGAAGTGAAATGTCAGGACTTAAAATTGATACAGCTTGGACTACATCAGCAGTAGCAACTTCTGAACAAAAGTCTTTTATGCGTGTTGATTTTAGTGATGATGATACACTTATAGCAGAATTAGTAAAAGCTTCTCAAAATGTAATAGAAACTTATATTAATAGAGCTATTACAACTCAAACATTAAGTTTGTTTTTAGATAGATTACCATTCTACAATGATGTTAAATTACAAGAGGGAGTATTTACAGCTCCTGATTTAGAATATAATTCAAATTTTATAGTATTACCAAAACCACCTGTAGCTTCAGTAACGCATGTTAAGTATTATGCTAATGATGATACAGCATCAACTTTTTCAGCAACTAATTATTATGTAGATACAATTAGTGAACAAGCTAGAGTGGTTCTTAAAAAAGGTGTTAGTTGGCCTACAGTTGCAGAAACTAGAAATGCAAATGCTTATGAAATAAAATATGTAGCTGGTTATGGTGGAGCAAGTGATGTTCCTGAACCAATAACACATGCAATAAAATTATTAACAACACACCTTTATGAAAACAGAGAAGCTGTTACAAGTTTATCTGTAAATGCAATCCCTTACACAATAGGTGCCTTATTACAGCCATACAAAGTACAAAGACTTAACAATATATTAGGAGGATAGCATGAGTAGTGTTTCGCCAGTTGGTAAATTAAGAAACAAAATAACTATCCAAAACAATGTATTGTCAGCAGATGCATATGGTGGATTTACAAGAGCTAATACAACATTCATAACAGCTTTTGCACAAATTAAACCTAAATCAGCAAAACAAGTATTTAATGAACAAAGTGGTGAAAAAATAAATAACCCACAAGATTTTGAATTTATAATTAGATATAGAGCAAACATATCAACAGCTATGAGAATATTATTTGGAACAAGAACATTTGATATTAAAAGTATAGAAAATGACAATGAATATAACAGATATATTAAATTAGTAGCAACAGAAAATGTAGGTAACTAATGACAATAATGACTTTTAAATTTAATGGTGTAGAAGAAGCAACAAAAGCTCTTGAAAAAGTAAAAGAAGATTTAGAGAAAGATATGAAAGAAGTTTTATTAGGTGGTGGACAATTAATTAGAGGTGAAGCTGTAAGAAGTATTCAACAAGGTTCAAAATCAGGTAAAACTTATAAAAAATACAATCCAACTAGAACACATAAAGCATCAGCTCCAGGCGAAGCTCCAGCTAGTGATACAGGATTTCTAGTAAGTAATATTAGAGTTAAAGAACAAAAAGATGTAGTGATGGTAAGTAGCGAAGCATCTTATAGTAAATTTTTAGAATTTGGAACAAGTAAAATGTTAGCAAGACCATTTTTGTTTCCAGCTTTTGAAAAAAGTAAACCTAAAATAGCAGAGGTTATTTTTAGAAAAATAAAACAAAGTTTAGATGGGTTTGGTAAATAATGAGTGATCATAGTTTAGAACTACAGAAATCAATTTTTAATGCTTTAGATGGTGATTCTACTCTACAAAGTTTAGTTACAGATGTGTATGATTTCGTACCTGAAAGTACAGCTTTTCCCTATGTAAAGATAGGAGAAGAAACATCTATAGATAATGGTACAAAAACACTACAAGGTAATGAACATACTCTTGTCATTCATACTTTTTCAAGGTATAGAGGAAGTAAGGAAGTAAAAGAAATTATGAGCAGAATTTATGCTTTGTTACATGAGAGTAGTTTAAGTGTTTCAGGTGCAAGTCTTGTAAATTTAAGATTTGAATTTTCTGATGTAATTAAAGAAAATGATGGTTTTACTTCGCATGGGATACAGCGATTTAGAGCAGTAGTTTATGATAGTTAAAAAAAATATAATAAGGAGAAAATAAAATGGCAGTACAAAAAGGAAGTAGCTTTTTATTGAAAGACAATAGTGGTGGTAGTGCCGTAACTATAGGTGGACTTAGAAGTACATCTATGAGTATTAATGGTGAAATGGTTGATGTCACAAATAAAGATTCAGCTACATTTACTGGTTCGTCAGGTCACGATATTGGTAGAGTATTAGGTTCAAATATGGGTATAAGAAGTATGTCTATATCAGCAAGTGGAGTATTTACAGATTCAACTGGAGAAAACAATTTAAGAGGTGCAGCATTTACAGGTTCTGCAGTTAATTATGATTTAGTTTTCGGTGATGGTTCAGATGTTAAAGGTGCTTTCATAGTAACAAGTTATGAAAGAGCTGGTGAGTTTAATGGTGAAGAAACATATTCAGTAACTCTTGAATCAAGTGGTACTATAACTTACACGAATGCGTAATTATGATTGAATGGACAAATGGTTGGAAAGTGATAAACTTTGAATTAAATGGCGATCAACATCATGGATTTATAAAAGTAACTAAATTAAAATATATAGTTATTGAATGTAATAAAGATGTTGATTGTCGTCCATTAGATAAAATTACTTTAAATGGACATGATAATCTCATAGTGCAAAAATTAGTTACTTACGAAAGTAGAGCAGAAATTCATTGTATAGAAGATAACAATGGAGAGTTGGAAAAATCAATAACAACAAAGAAAAAACTAAAAAAAGCACTAGGAGATGAAAATGACGACAGCGAACAAGTATAAAGGTGAAATAAGTCGTAAGTTTGGTGGTAAAGATAGGACATTTAGACTTACATTTGAGTGTATAGTACACATAGAACAAAGATGTAGTAAATCTGTAATGGAAATTGGAAGATCAATTGCTACACAAAACTTTTCTTTACATGATGTATCAATAATTTTGCATGAAGGACTAATAGGTGCAAATGGAAAGTTTACACACAATGCAGTTGGTGATATGATAATAGAAACTGGTTTAACAGATTCAGCAGTTATTGCTGGAGAAGTTTTAGGTACAATCTTTACTGGAGAAAAGGAAGAAGAAAATTCCCCTTTAGTAAAGGTGGAGAATCAAGAAACTACTACCCCATCCAAGAATATTTAGAAGTTGGATTAGGGATTCTTCACATGACACCTGAAACCTTTTGGGGTTGTAGTGTAAAAGAGTTTGTATCGGCGATGGAGGGTCATATGCTACAACATAAAGGTAAACAAAGAAACAATCCTGTAACAAGGAAAGAGATGGAAGAATTAATGAGGAGGTTTCCTGATTAATGGCAAATCAAGCAACAATTACAGTAGAACTACGAAGTAAAACTCAAGAATTTGAAAGAAAGTTTACTAGAGCAACTGATACAGTTAAGAAAAAAACAAAAGAAGTAGAAAAAGCAACTGGTAAAGCTGGAACTGCGGCTAAAGGTTTTCAAGATAAATTTAGAAGAGCTTCTCAATCAATTGCTGCAATACAAGGACCATTAGGACCAGTAGCAGGAAGACTTACTTCATTAGGAACAATTATAGGTAATGTTGGATTAAAAACAGCAGCGGCAACTTTAGCAATAGCAGCAATAATATTTTCTTTAGGAAAAATGGCGGCAGCTGGTGCTAGAGCAGAAAGACAGTTTCATAGATTAGAGGGTATATTAAAAGCTACAGGTGGTGCGGCAGGTCTTGCTTTATCTGACATAGAAAAATTATCACAAGAAATAGGAATTAACACTTTAGCAAGTACACAAGAAATAAGAGATGCGGCAGGTGTTTTATTAACATTTAAATCAATTACAGGTGATACATTTAAAGAAGCATTAAGACTATCACAAGATTTAGCTGAAGTAGGTTTTGGAAGTGCTAAAAGTGCGGCAATGCAATTAGGTAAAGCATTAGAAGAACCTGAAATAGGTTTATCAGCATTAAGACGAGTTGGTGTTTCATTTACAGAAGAACAAAAAGAACAAATTAAAGTTTTAGATTTTGTTGGAAAAAAAATGGAATCACAAGCTATTATGATGAAAGCATTAAATGAACAAGTAGGTGGTGCTGGTGTTTCAGC